CAGGGTATTGTTTAATGAACGGATACTTACTAACACTGAAAAACGAGGGGGATTTAATGAAACCGCCGATCCTGCGGCCGCCAATCGCCCCGACCCACTAAATTCAGTTTCAGTAAATCAAATACAAGCAGCAGCCACGCCCGCACAGGCGACAGTTACTCCAGTGGATACTGTTCCACTAAGCCAGGTAAAAACTGATGCTGGCGGAGTACCAGTAACTACACCAACCTCAGGAAACGCAGCGGCTCTAGTTGAGGAAGGTGGGCTTGCTCCGCAACAGGCAGTAGATACTGCCTTTATTCAAAACAATCCTGTTGCTCCTGATCCGTTTGCTGAAGAAAATGCACCGCCAGAGCCGTATGCTCGAGAAATTGTTGTGCCCGGTGACTATGTTGTAAGACCAAACAACAACGGCAGTTTTGATGTGGTAGAAAATCAAACCGGAACTGTCATTGCGTCGGGACTCGACGAAGCAGAAGCCAATCAGTTCGCACAAGATCAAGCTCTTATTGACGAAGGAGTCAGCGTACCCAACGAAGCAGATGGTCCTGTATTTTTAAACACATTCCCTCCGGATGCTCCTAGTCCGTATCCCAATGGCTTCCCCTACGACGACAATGACAATCTCAATCCTGGTTGGACCTTGGATGAAGATAACAATCCAGTTTTTGTAGGTGGCGGGTTTGTAGAACCAGCCACACAAGCTAGTGCCGCCCAATCTAGGGCCGTAGCAGCCGGTGTAGCCAATGCAAAAAGACAACAGACTTTGCTCGACCAACAACGACAGTTAAACAATTTAGACTGGCGAGTTAGATTAAGTCTGGCACCAAATAGCAGTTACTTGTACAATGTGTCAAATCCAGGAATACTTGATCCTCTAAGGCCTAGCAATGGAGTGATATTTCCTTATACACCACAAATTTCCACCAGCTACAAGGCCAACTATAGCAGTTATGATCTTACCCATAGCAACTATCGCGGATACTTTTATCAAAACAGCTACACTGATAATGTCACAATAACAGCCACCTTTACAGCACAAAACACACAGGAGGCCAACTATCTCTTGGCTGTGATACATTTCTTTAGATCAGTGACCAAGATGTTTTATGGACAAAGTCAAAATTTAGGATCACCTCCTCCTATATGTTTTTTAAATGGACTTGGGGATTATCAATTCAACAAACATCCAGTATTGGTCACACAGTTCAGTTACAACTTGCCAGCCGATGTGGATTATATCCGTGCTGGTAGCGCCAACAACCTGCAACTTAATCAAAATCAACTGCGCAACAAACAAGTTGAAACTACCAACAGCTCATTGAGATCTGTATTACGATTGGCCAACGCATTGTTGCCTAGTGGAAAATCTTTGCCCAAGAACGCAACTGCGACAGTTCCAACATTCAATGGTCCAAACACACAAAACCCAACTTATGTGCCAACCAAGATGGACATAGTCATAACCTTGTTGCCAGTACAGAGTCGTCAACAGGTAAGCCAAGTATTTAATTTACAAGAATTTGCCAACGGCAATCAACTCAAAGGAGGATTCTGGTAATGTCCACATACGATAGCACCAGCCCTTATTATACCACAGGCTACAGTCAGTTCTTTTTGGATACCATGACCAATCGGCCTATTCCTATCCTGGCCGACGATCTATCATTCACTATCAATCTAACTTATCAATATAGGCCAGATTTGTTGGCATTTGATCTATACAGCAATCCGGGACTATGGTGGGTGTTCTATCAACGCAATCCTAATACCTTGACCAAACCACCGTTGGATTTTGCCGTGGGTGTTCAAATATTCCTGCCCAGGATAGCTACCTTACAAACAGTGTTGGGATTCTAACATGGCCACAGCACAAGACGTTGCCGCCGCAAGAAAGGCACTAGATGATGCTCGATTACTCAAAGAAAAAACACAAGATCGCATTGCCAGTCTTGAATCACGATTAAGCTATTCTGTACAGACTGGAATAAATCCAAGAGAAGCAGAGCTAATACGGCAACAAATTGAGTTGGCAAAATTTAATTTGGTACGTGAAACAACCGAAGTTCAAAACGCACAACTAGAGCTTAATCAAGTTTCTACGGCTGCAGTTACCCCCGACCCTGATCCAGTCAGCGCAGGAGCAGTAGTAGGCAACAATCAAATAGCCAGGACAGACGGAGCAACCGTACAAAACCCCCCAGGCACTGTGACCGAGCAACTGGGCTCCGTAGAAGAACCAATTGAAGTTGATTACGGTCTTGATGAACCAAGCCTTGGACTAGACATAAGTCAAGCTACTCCGGCTCCTAGTATAAACACTGGAAGAGTAAATGTTGCTGCCTTGGTAGAAGGTGGTCTGAGTCCACAAGAAGCATTAGATATTGCCCAGGGAGGAACTGCTAGTCCAGCCACACAACCCGGAGTGGGCGACGGTCGAGCTGACAATCCTATAATTACTGGAAACTCAACCAAAGATATAATCAATGCTACATTTGCGACCAGCACCAATCAACGAATTATCACACAACCAAACATACTTGATGAATACACCAGTTATACCTATCAGATTGGATGGTATTTGTTAAACAATAATCAATACAACGATCTAATAAAAAACAGTAGAAAAAACACAGCAAATTGGGCATTATTAATACAGAGTGGAGGAATCCCACAATCTGGAACAACAGTTAATCCAGGACGTAATCCAGCCTTTCCTGTAGATTTTTATTTGGATGATTTAGAAATAACAACCAAGATACCATTTGGTGGAACACAAATGGCACACACCGCCACTGATATTAAATTTAGAGTAACCGAACCCAATGGAATAACCTTGATAGATCGGCTTTATCAAGCAGTTAAAAAAGTATATTCTCCACAATCGGTCATTCTAAATAACGACCCAACCATACCAGATTATTCTACAGTAGATCCTGGAAAATCTAGCACAGCAGCCAATTCAAACTATGTACTGGCCAAGTATTGTTTGGTCATACGATTTTACGGATATGACAGTGCTGGAAATTTAGTAGCACCAATAAAAGGTCGTCGACAAACCAGCAACGGAAATTCTACCACGGCGCTAAGTGACCCGTCTGCCGTGGTAGAAAAATTCTATCCTTTTAACATAGCTAATATAAATTTCCGCATAGGTAATCGATCAGATAAAGGTGTTGAATATTCTGTTGAAGCCAAACCCATTGGACAATTTGCAGGATTTGGTCAAGCACGCGGAACAATTCCATTTAATTTTGAATTGTCAGGAACATCCGTTAAAGATCTTTTAATTGGAAAACCGCCAATGGCTGGCCTGTCAGGGTCCATAGACGGGCGTGTAGATTCACCACAACCGGTAAATATTGCTACAGCACCGTCTGGAGCAAATGACCAATTTATTAACAATATATCGCAACAGACAAACGCAATAGGAGTGACCGCAGGTGCCAACTAACGATTCAGATGTAAGAAATCCCACTCAAACTCCTACTCCGGCGGCGTCTACTACAGCACCTGCTAATGCGTCGGCTGCTCCCAAAGGTAATACAAAATATATCTTTACCGGCCTGGCCGAAGCGTTAAATTCCTATCAGAATCAATTGGTCCAAGAAAAAAAATATTCTATAGCTGACATTTATGAATTTCAATTCAATCCAAAGTCAATGGGCAATGCCAATCTTAAAAAACCTGGTAGCACAGATCGATCAAAGACTGCTGGCAAACAAGGAACCACGGCTCGAGATCAAATTGATCCAAAAAAAGACAGTGTCAATAACAACAGCCAGAATTGGTCAATACAGGCAGGCACACAGGTAATCCAGTTAATCGATCAAATTATGAGAAGCAGCAGCTACATCTATGAACAAGCCCTGGTGCAATTTGATCCTAACACACAAGAACCATTACCAAGTCCAGGTACTGGGACTGGAATAACAACCTGGTACAATGTCAGCGTGCAGGCCACCAGTCTGGGATTTGATGAACTGAGAAGAGATGATGCTTATCGACTCACCTACGTAATAACTCCGTATGCCATTACAAAAATGGCCAGTGAATACTTTCCAGACAGTAGATACCGCGGTGTCCATAAAAGTTATGGCTATTGGTTTACTGGACAGAATACACAAATTTTAAATTTTGAACAAACACTCAACGGACTTTATAAATTGATAGTCAGCGGGCTAGCCCCTAGTGTTGCCAACAACGTATTGACTACAGATTATCGTAACCTTGGAGCAGATCAATATAGCAAAACAGCCTTGCCAACAACTACACAAAAAACAGGTCAGCAGACAGGCACATACACCAACACAGCCGTTGACAGTGCCGCAGATTTTTTGTACAGTCCAACTGATTTAAAAATGGCCAAGGTCAGGATCATAGGAGATCCGGCTTGGTTACAACAAGGGTCAGTTGCTAGTGGAGTTGGTCCAGAAATATTCAGTTTTGGTCCATTCAATCAGGATGGCACTATAAATTACGATAGCCAACAGGTGTTGTTTGATATCAACTGGAATCAACCACAGGATTATGATTTTAGTACTGGTGTCATGAATGTCAACAATCAGCAAGGACTTTCAAAACAGAACAATACTTACATAGCCACAATGTGTAAAAGTTTTTTTACTCGAGGAAGATTTGAACAAGAACTTGAAGGAAAATTATTAATTGAATTTAAAAAACCAGGAGATCCGTCGTCGGTGCCTCCAGCAAATGTGGTAAGACCTGGTGCAAATTGAGAAAGAATAATTAAATGGCTTTAGAAAATCACGAACGAAGTACCGGAACACCAAGTACGTTTGATCAAGATCGTGGTGGGTTACCCGGCACCCCCGGTCCGTATATTGGCGAAGTTCGCAACAACAACGATCCTACCCGCATGGGTCGATTGCAGGTGTATATTGAAACTTTTGGTGGAACCGACAAAGATGACGAAAGTCTGTGGCGCACAGTAAGTTATTGCCCACCATTTTATGGAGCTACTCCAAAGGGCGGTAGCGCAGGAACCGGCACTTTCTTAGATGGCAATCAGCAAAGTTATGGTATGTGGTTTACACCGCCTGACATTGGTACCATGGTATTATGTTTTTTTGTTAATAATGATCCAGGCAATGGATACTATATAGGTTGCTTGCCAGAAAATGGTATCACGCACATGATTCCGGCCATTGGTGCAGTGAGTCAGGATCAAGCACAAACTCAAAATGCCATACAAGGAGAGTATCTAAGTAGCTCGCCAAGACTGCCGGTTACTGAGATAAACAATTCACCTAGCAATCCTGCAACAAGCGAAAGCCCCACGTATTTTGACGAAAAGAAACCAGTCCATAGTTACGTGGCTGGTATTTTATTCCAACAAGGCCTAAACAACGACGAAGTTCGTGGCCCAATTGGCTCCAGTGCGCAACGAGAAAGTCCCAGCAACTGTTATGGAATCAGCACACCAGGTCGTGCAATCTACCAAAGTGGGCTAGGTGACACCGATGATCCTAAAACACTAGATCAACAAACGCTACAAGGTATTGCTGTAATAGGACGTCGGGGCGGGCACAGTTTTGTAATGGATGATGGTGCCCTGGATGGATCTGATAATCTGGTCAGAATCAGGACTGCTAAAGGCCACCAGATAACCATGAGTGATGATGGCAACTGTTTTTATATCTGCCATGCCAATGGGCAAACTTGGGTCGAACTTGGTCAAGAAGGCACACTTGATGTGTACAGCACCAACAGTATAAATCTCAGAACTGAAGGCACAATAAACCTACACGCTGACGCAGATGTTAATATTTTTGCTGGTGGAAGCATGAATCTCAAAAGCGTCAAAGGCACCAGCATACAAAGTGATGGCGATGCCAACTTGGCAGGCAAAGGCAAACTCAGCTTGTTTGGAGAAAGCAGCATGGCAATCAAGAGCGGTGGCGGCTTGGCAATCAAGAGCGGGCTAGGCAGTTGGGCCTCTGAAGGACAACTGAGCCTGAGCGGCAGTAAACTATTACTTAACAGTGGCGGTGGACAACCAGCAGATGCTCCTACTGCTATAACCAAATACCTAATGCCCAGTGTAGAATTTAATCCCAGCACTGGTTGGCAAACCAGCTCTACAGGCACTGAAAGCTGTTGTACTCGCGCACCCACACACGAACCGTATGCCTATCATAATCAAGGTGTATCTGTACAGTCTTCTATTGTGCAACCAGGACAACCAAGTCCACCTCCGGATGCACCTCGGTTGCCATCCGGAGTAACTATTACAAAGACATCATGAGCATATTCAATTATACTCTTCCTTCGGGTTCTACATTTAGATTGTCTGCGCCAACGGGCACTACGCAATTACAAGCTGATTTGATATTCTACGGTCAAGTGGCTGCCGGAGCATTAGTGGGTTATAGTCCAGGACAGACGTTGACCAGTACTGAGACAACCATCACTAAATTTGCTCTCAGCAGATTGGATCGAGGAACCGCCGGAGTTGATAATCAAGCAATACTAGCTTTACATGCAACATTAGTAAGCAACTTGCCTTCGGTCGCTGGGATACCGCCATTGATTAATACACCTTTGACCAATCCAATCAATCAGGCTAACCTGGTTAACATCAATTCTGAACTTCCTATTGCCGCAATCGGGCCACTCAGTTCAATACAGGTACAAGGCATCCTGGCACAGATTGCTAACTTGGTCGACCAGCCTGCTGACACCATGAGCAACGACAAGGGAGTTGGACAATATGGCCTGAGCTGTGTTCAACTAGAGCAAGCTGGCTATGTCAAGCCCAATACCTGGAAAAGATTCATATGGGATCCAGCACCGTTAACTGATGTATTACGTTCTCCCGGAGTATGGACTGGCAGAGACGGAGTTACCAGTGCCGCACAATTTTTAGCCAACCCCAGGACACAAACTCGGACTATGACATCCTTACTACAAGATGGATACTCGGGGTTAGTATCAAACGGAGTCATTTTTCCATCTCCTACACGGGCAGTAACAGCCAGTGTTGGTCAAGTGTTTGTACAAAATAGATTGACCAGTGAGTTGACCAATACTGCGGTAGGAGATGTGGGTGCCTTGGTTACCAATGCTGGAAGATTTGGAACAGCGGCCGCAGCAGCCTGGAGCGAAACAGGTGTATTCTCAGAAAGCAGGGGCGGGTTACAAAATGTTTTAGGTGCAACACAAACAGCTGGTACTGCATACGAAACCTTGAACGTAGCATCTAGAGTGCTACAACAAGGAGTATCAGGCAGTGTGAGACAGGTAATAAACACCAATAATGCACAGCTTTTTCCATCACTTAGCAAGGTAAGTGGATCATTGAATACCACGGTTGGAAATATTGGACAGAGCGTTAGTTCATTGACCACAAATCTTGACATAACAGGCAAAGCTGGACAATTTGCTACAGCATTTAGCAATCCAACAAGTGCTATTACTAATCTAGCAAACACTGATGTAGGTGCATTGGCCACGGGTGCTCTTACCAATGCCACTGCGGCAACTACTGCTGCGCTAACCAATGCCACTGCGGCAGCTACTGGTGCTCTCAACAGTGCTACTGCAGCCGCCACAAGTGCTGTTACTAATGCTACTGCGGCAGCTACTAGTGCTGTTAATAATGCCATTGATTCTGTTAATAATCAGATAACCAATGTAACTGACAAACTTGGTAGTTTATCTAATTTGAGTCTAGATAGTCTTACCAATATTTTTGGTGGTGGTGCTGGTGATCTTGTAGCAAAAGTTCAAACAGCAGCCGGATTTACAAATACAACCAATCGCGGCACACTGGATGTGGCATTTGTAAAGATACTAGGAAGTTCTAAAATACCAGTGCCGTCATTTGAAGCACCGTCGGCTGACAGTTTGTCATTGAGTTCGCTTGCGGATATTTCATCAGCTTCAACTATACTACAAAACTTAAAAAGTCAGGGCGGTGCTTTATTAAGTCAAGTCACACAGGCACAAAATACAGTTACAGGATTGTCTAATCAAGCCGGAGGAGTGATTAGTAATGCGTTAAATCAAGCAGAACCATTGAATAGCTTACGTTCAGTCCAGCGTTTAGCTTCTGGAATCCCAAACAGATTAGCGAGTAGCATCCGTGGAGGATAGATTAAGAGTAAATACATTATGACTACGTTTATTGGATTTAATACTATCAATCAAAACAAGTATTTTACCTTGACTGACTTTGAGCTGATCAAAAGAGACTTACTAAATGCCTTTAATATCAGACAAGGTGAGTTAGTGGGTCGTCCTGCGTATGGAACTGCCTTATGGGACATTGTGTTTGAAAATCAAACACAAGATACTTTGCAATCAGCATACACTGAAATCCAACGAGTAGCAGCCGGTGACCCTAGAATTTATCTCAGCGCCTTGGAAGTGTTCCCACAAGAAAACGGCCTGTTGATACAGCTCGAGCTCACCATAGTTCCAACCACAGACGCACAGCGATTGAGTGTTTTCTTTGATCAAACCCAGCGTGTGGCCACGTATGTTTAACTACCCAGATTATTAATGCCATAAATACAAAACACTGGAAGAACTATGGCTACAACTACAAGACAAACTGTAATATTTGGCGTCGAAGATTGGAAACGAATCTATCAAACCTATAGAGAAGCCGACTTCCAAAGCTATGATTTTGAAACACTGCGTAAAAGTTTTGTAGACTATTTGCGCCTGTACTATCCAGAAACCTTCAATGACTATATTGAAAGCAGTGAATTCATTGCCTTGCTTGATGTCATGGCCTTCATGGGTCAAGCACTAGCATTCCGTACAGATTTAAACACCAGAGAAAATTATCTAGATACAGCTGAACGTAGAGACAGCGTGATCAAGCTGGCCAACCTGGTCAGCTACACACCCTTGCGTAATACCGAGGCAAATGGTTATCTTAAAGTATTCAGCATCAGCACCACAGAAAATGTTATAGATTACAACGGCGTTAATCTTGCTAATCTTACTATAAACTGGTCAGACCCTACCAATCTTGACTGGCAAGAACAATTTACTGTTATTATTAATGCCTCTCTGGTTAATACTCAAAGATTTGGTCGCCCTGGTGCTAGCCAAGATATATTGGGAGTCAGCACACAAGAATATACTATCAATCTTGTTCCAGGTTTTTTACCAGTGATTCCATATACTGCCACCGTTGACGGTGTCAATATGCCATTTGAAGTGGTTAATGCCACTGCGGCAGGCCAAGACTACATATACGAACCTCCACCGTTGCCCATTGGCAGATTTAATATTTTATTCCGTAACGATCAGTTGGGATTTGCCAGCGCCAACACTGGATATTTTTTCTTGTTCAAGCAAGGTACACTACAAAATCAAGATTTTAATCTAGCAGAAAGAATCACCAATCGTGCTGTCAATATCAATATTGACGGTATCAACAACACTGACGTATGGTTATACCAATTAGATAATGTAGGAAATATAAAAACTTTTTGGCAATCAGTACAAAGCGTTTATGCAGCCGCAGTTGAACAGTTGGTTCCGGGTACACAAAACATCTATAGTATAGCCAGTAGAACCAATGATCAGATTACTTTAAACTTTGGTGACGGTATATTCAGTACCGTTCCTGTTGGCACATTTAGAACGTATGTGCGGGCCAGTAACGGATTGACTTATATCATCAATCCTCAAGAAATGCAAAGTGTACAGATACCCATCAGCTATGTTAGCCGCACTGGACAAATTGAAACATTGACCTTTACTTGTGGAATTACTCAGCCAGTGACCAATGCCCAGGCTAGAGAAACTATTGCTGAAATCAAACAACGAGCGCCTGCACAATACTACACACAAAATAGAATGGTCAACGGCGAAGACTACAGCAATTTTCCATTCACACAATACAACAGTATACTAAAAAGCACAGCAGTAAATCGTGCCAGTATTGGAACCAGTCGTTATCTTGATCTAGTTGACGGTACAGGCAAGTATTCTAGTACCAATATTTTTGCCAGTGACGGTGCTTTATTTGAAAGTAACCTGACTCCGGCGTTTTTGTTCAGCTGGCTCAGTATCAACGACATTAGCGATGTGGTATACAATCAGATCAATCCGCTATTGGCCAAGGCCGGTATGCAACAGTTTTACTATGCTAATTTTCCAAGACCCAATCTGTCAGCACTGGCCTATACTTGGCATCTCAGCACAGTGATAACAAACGAAGCCACTGGGTATTTTCTGGACAACACAGGACAACCAGTTGCTGTGGGAGCCTACACCAGCAACAATGCCAAATATATCACAGTCGGTAGTTTGGTAAAATTTGTTCCGCCTGATGGCTATTACTTTGATGCAGAAAATCGCTTGCAGGCTGGCACAGTGACGCAGCCAACTGAAAAAATGGAACTATGGGCCAGTCCTACCGCAGTATACCTGGCCGGAACAGGAGGTGGACTTGGTAATTTACCAGACGGCACAGGTCCTGTGGTATTGAATACCTATGTACCAACAGGTGCTATACCTGTAGAAGTTATTCCGGTATTTGTGATAGACCTACCAACAATTTTAAAACAAAGCATAGTAAATCAAATTTATCTCAATCAAGATTTTGGACTTGGCTACAATAATCTCACAGCCACTTGGTATTTAATTACCAGTAGCAATCTAGATGCAAATGCACAATTCAGTCTAACCAACGCTGGCAACACAGACAGCACCAACAGCGATGCCAGCTGGTTGATCCAGTGTACCACCAACGGTGCAAACTATACTGTGATATCACGATCGTTAGATTATTTCTTTGGTAGTGTAGCAGAAACAAGATTTTTCTTTTACACCAGCGAACCAATTTACGACAGTCGCACTGGCACTGTGGTTAGAGATTATGTGAACGTACTCAAAATTAATTCACAACCAGATTCAAATAGTCCGTTGCCTGACGATACTCGATTGCCTATTATCGCCCAGCCAGTCTTGACAGACGGACTCACTGATGACTTCCAGGTAGTGGTCAGTTTTGATACTAGACCAGGTAGTACTATTCCAGTTAATCCAGATTTCTTTGACGATCTGGTTGCTCCTGGTGTAGATGCCAACAACAAATTGGTATTCTTCCAACAAACTGTGGACTTTGATAACCTACAACGATATCTTTTGGTGCAAAATGACATAGTCAATAGCACATATCCCACACAGGCCACGATCTTGTTAGTGCTGGACCAATACACCGTGGGACAGGTATTTTACGCCTATGCTCAATATCCCACACAAGTCATCACCGATCAAGTCTTTTATACCTTGACACTAAACAGTGCCGGCAATAGAACACTCACAGTCAATACCACGTATGTGGCTAGAATTGGTCGACAAGATTTGTATTTCCAATACAGACACAACAGCCCACTTACCAATCGAATTGATCCTGGCAGCACAAATATCATTGATGTGTATGTGGTCACTAACGAATATTATACCTCATACCAGAACTGGCTCAAGGACGTTACTGGCACAGTGTCAGAACCAAGTCCACCTACCCTGGACGAATTGACCACATCCTATGCAGGGCTGGACACTTACAAGATGATCTCGGACAACTTGATTATAAATTCTGTTGACTTCCAACCCCTGTTTGGTCGCAAAGCCGACACAGCATTAAGGGCCACTATCAAGGTTATTCAGAACAGTCAAAGCACTGCCAGCAATAGCGAGATACGCAATCTGGTAGTGGCCACAATGGAAACCTATTTTGATTTAGCCGCGTGGAACTTTGGCGATACATTTTACTTCAGTGAGCTTGCGGCGTTTATACATCAACAGATTGGAGATGTTGTAAGTAGTGTGGTTTTAGTACCATTAAATCCACAAAAGAGCTTTGGCGATTTGTATGAAATACGATCCGCTCCCAATCAAATATTTGTCAATGGTGCCACAGTCAATGATGTAGAAGTTATCACTGCACTCACCAGCACAAATTTACAAACGGCACCTGGTAGTGGAGTAATTTAATGGCCAATAATGTACGCTCAGTAGATTTCCTTCCAGAGATATTTCAGACTCCGGTTAATAAACAATTTTTAGCTGCCACACTAGATCAGCTGATACAAGAACCTGCATTTAAAAAAAGCCAAGGATTTATTGGCCGTCGGATCGGTCCTGGAGTAAATGCCAACGATCGTTACGTGGTAGAACCCACTGCTGTACGCAATCAATATCAACTAGAGCCCGGTGTTTGCCAAATCAATCCTGACAATACTCGCCAGGTAGTCGATGCTATCACTTATCCTGGAATCAATGATGCACTGGCCTTGCAAGGTGCTGTGGTTGACAATCCGTCTGACTTGTACAAGAGTGATTACTATGCCTGGGATCCATTTGTTGACTTTGACAAGTTTATAAACTATGCCCAGTATTACTGGATTCCAGACGGGCCCGATGCTGTCACGGTCAGTGCCACAGGTATTCCGCTGGTACAAACTTTTGCAGTAACCAGGAACAATGGCTATTACACATTCTCAGGAGTGCGTGGCAACAATCCAAACTTGATATTGGCTCGCACAGGCACTTACAATTTTAACATAGCACAAAATGATCAAGCTTCAATACAGTATCGTGTGGCCAACAACGGAACCACTGCCTGGATTGTTGACTTTGACAGCAACCCAACCTTGAGTCTGGTGCGCGGTAATACCTACACATTCAATTTGACTCTTACTGCACCGTTGGCATTTTATATCAAGACAGAACTCAGCCTTGGATCAACCAATCAATACAACGATGGCGTCACACGCAACGGCGCGGTCACAGGATTGATTACATTTACAGTTCCACAAGATGCTCCAGATACCTTATACTATTGCAGTTCAACTGAATTCAACATGCGGGGACAATTAAATATTGTCGATGCAGACGCAGGGACAGGTCCAGGATTCTGGATACAAACCAATCCTGGTGTTAATGGTACTGTGCCGGCCACTCCTAATATCAGCAGTCGAAGCATATACGGTGTCACCAATAACGGCACTGATCTTGGCACTATAACTTTTGATGTACCTACACCAGTAGCACAAAGTTACTATTATAATTTGCCCTATATTGGATCAATTCCAAATCAACAGTCAGGTACTGTGGATTTAATCACTACCTTGGACTTTGATCAAATTGATGGCGTAGCAGCGGCAACCTTTTTTGAACAAAATCCTTCTGGTATTGACGGTGTCAGCAACATTGAAAATCGTACCTTGGTATTTGATCCCACCGATGATCAATCAAATTCTGTATGGTTGGTACGCATTGTTGATGTCAGCGGAACACCCACTATCCAATTGACAAACATTTTACCAATAGCCAACCTTTCACAATTTGCTGTGTTGTTTGGTGTACAATATGCCAGCACACGCTGGTACAAAGATGGATCTGGATTGATAGTAGTGATGCCGGCGTTAACAGCCACGCGAGAGTTGCTGTACTATCAAGACGGCACTGATCCAAACCTGTTTGGCACAATACAATTGGTTGACATAGCCGAAGATGCTGTGTTAAATGTGGCCGACATTGTTGACAGACAAAATTATACCAGCCCTAATGGCGTGACATTTACTAATGGACTAAAAGTTTTATTCGCAGGAACCACAGCTCCTGCCAGTTACTCGGGCAACGAATACTATGTTGAAGGTGTGGGCACAGCCATAAAATTATTACCAGTGACAGATTTTGTGACTCCTGAGACTTACATAACAGATACACCCGTGGTGCCAGATTATCTCACTATCAATCGAGCCGATCGAGATCTAAATGCCTGGACCCGTAGCAATAGATGGTTCCACATAGACGTGATCAATCTTTCAGCTGAGTATAATAATACAGTACCAGTGCTGGATCAGTTGGCCCGTGCCAGACGACCAGTGTTGGAATTTAGAGCTGGTACACGATTGTTTAATTTTGGTACCGAAGCAGTACAACCCATTGACATAATAGATTTTTCACAGACTGACGCCTTACGAACAGTTAATGGCACCATTGGATTTAGCACC